CGAAGACGATGACGCCAGCAGGTCGCACAATCGTCGTCTGTCCTGCCCAGACTCGTGATGATGTCACCTGCCAGACCTGTGGACTGTGTGCTCGAGCCGATCGGACCGTGATCATCGGGTTTCGCGCTCATGGCAGCAAAGCGAAGCTTGCAGACGCTCGCTCACGTCGCGTGATCCCGATTGCCCGTGCCAGCGCTGTCGTCTAACCCTGCACCCTATCACCTGGCAGGTGCCAGGTGTTCACACTCGAAGGATGATTCCCATGGCCACACCCATCGTCTCCCTGGTTTTCCTCACACCGAACAATGCTTGGGTTTTCCTGTTTGGTGAAATTCTGCTGCGCCTGCCAGAGCATCCTATGTTCTTTTCCCGCAAGTCTGATGCACTGGCTGCAGCCAGTGCAGCCGGATTGACCCTATAACCCTCGAAGGACTGAAAATGATCACTGCTAACCTGCTGAACCTGGACCCTGTGGAAGCCGAACGGCTGGCATATGCCGATGGGTTGCCAGTGGCTGCACTGTTGACCCAAATTGTCGAACGGGATGAAAAACTCGATTTAGCCTGGCAACTGTGCCAGGCGTATGAGACCTATGGCACCGACTGCGACGAGTTCACCGATGCATTGCACGCTCTGAAGGGAGCATTCGACAATGAATGAACCCTCGTTCATCGACACCCTTAGGGGTCTTGCTGCCAGGCATGGTCTGGACAAAGTCCAGACTGCAGCACTAATGGGGGTGTCAGTGTTCACCCTTCGACACTGGCGGGCAGGCACCAGGACCCCTGCATCATCCGCTGTGCAGCTGTTGGAAGTGCTGTGCCTGGTCGAAATCCTGGCACCAGACCTGCTAGCAGCACTGGTGCCCGAATGATCACAGCTATCCTCGTCGGACTGCTGGCGCTGCTGCTGGCAGCACTGTTGGACCTGTAACCCCTAATCGTCGTTCCTGTCGACGCTGTCGACCCTGCCGACCCCTAGTGCTCCGTGCACTAGGGGTTTTTGCTTTGTGCTCAGTTTGTAGATTTCGTCCAGTTGACGCTGTTTGGCTGCAATGACCTGTGCTCGGTGCCCGCTGAACTGATGCCTGAGCTGCGGGTTTATTGCCCATTTCGCAAAATGCTGGTTTTCTCGCGTGCCATCATCCATCCTGGCCACCCATCCTGCCGATTCAAGGCCTTGCATGGCACCTAGAACCCACTGATCAGCAGTCCAGGCGGGTACACCCTCAAGTTGACGTCGGGCACCACGCTTGACGTCTGAGAGCGTAATGTCTGACTGGTCGCAATAATGCAAAATGTAGTCCGTCACCCACCCCTCGAAGGGTGATGTCCCTCCCACTTCGCCGAATGCATAGCGGAATGCTGGGATCAGATACCCTCGGATGAACCCGATTACCCTGTTGACCACACTCGCCGACACTGTCGGGTTGAACGGGTCTTCGATAACGTGGAACAGCAGTGCCAGCCTGCCAGCCGTTCCCTCGAGCTTGCCGAACGCTGTCATAAACGTGTTCCCAGCCTGTAGCAGTCGCTCGTCTGCTTTGCTCGACTCGTACCATGCTTGGAACCCCCTATAGGCATCAAACGCATCGGGTGCCAGCCTGTAGGTCTGCACTGGCAGCGCAAAGATCAGCCGCAGGGTCTGTTCCCACGCTGATGCACTCGTCAGGCACTCGGGAACAGGGTTGCCCAGCCTGGTACGGTCTGCCCTTAGAATCGCAGGGATAAATCGCTGGATTAGCCCATCGGCTGACAGTGAGGCAATGCTCTGCCTGAACACTTGCGGCTGGATGTTCCCGTATACGCTCACTGCCAGGTTATCGGCATGGATTGACCCAGCCCCGACACGGTCCATCTCATACCGTTCCGACTCGTAACTGACCACCCACGCTGACCTATCCTCGCCGCTGGTCTTGTCGGTGAGTTTCTTCACCCAGCTGTTCATCTCGTCTAAGTGGCACAACAGGCCACGCGGTCGGTCGGCAGCCTGGCGTACCAGTTTCTGGGACGTGATGTCGGAAACCGTGATCTTCATGGGCACGGGCTGGGGTGGCAGGTCGGGCACGCTGGGTGCCTGGTCTGCGCCAAGCATCGCATCGGTGCTGGCTGAAAACTCGAGGAAGGACTTCTTGGCGCTGGCGTAGGCTGCTTCCTTGCCTTCCCAGTCCAGTAGAGCGCGCTGATACCTGGGACGATCGTCTGCTTCGATATTTTTGAGTGGGGACAGCATCGGTCGACTGCCGGGTGACTTCTTATCCGCTGGATCACCCAGCGTCATCAGCCAGAGCACTGGCGGCACCTTAAACCCTGGCATCAACTCGAGTCGGATCTGAGCATCGACCACGCCGCAAACTGCACTCAGACCAGCGAACAGGGGCACCAGGGGGTCACACCCTACGCTGTCGCTGATCTCGTTAGCACGGGTTTGCAGGATGCCAGGGAACAGGGTCAGATCGATGTCGGGTGGCGCTGGCCGCAGGCCTGCCAGGATGGTCTTGGGGGCTGTCGGCACTTCCACTTTGCCAAACAATGATGCGGCATCGGGCATCGGTCGGGTCCATCCGGCTCGGCGGGCAATGTGAAACAGTGTCCCCAATGTGACAGCAGTTGCCTTGTCGACCTTGAAGCTCGCCCACTGGGTAGCGATCTCGCGGTCGCCCGGGTACTTCGCCTCGCTCTGGACCGACCACTGTTGCCACAGGTGGAACCCCTGGTCGAGTTGCTCGGTCTGGGTGCCTGCCCAGTGCAGCGCCATGCCGATGCTGATCCACTCGTCTCGGGGACAGTTTGGCGTAATGCACTCGATGGCGTTGTTGATCTCGTCCCAGGATGCGTCCACACCCTCGCTGGTGCGGATCTGTCGAACCTTGTCACGCTCGAGCATGTCCTGCCACAGATCAAGCAGTGGCTGGGGGATCGTCGGCAAGCGCATCCAGTTGCCGTTCCCTGCCCATCGGTACGGTTGCCGGGTGTCTGGGTGGATGCTGGGTGGCAGCACATCCTGCACAGTCAACCCGTTCGCCGTCGCGCATCGGAGTTCGTAAGTGGTCTCGCCGCCGACGATGATCTTCTTCGACGCCAGCGCCAGGCCGGCAGGCATCGCGTAGAGCAGCTTCCCGTGCCCAAGCCTGCCACTGTCGATGACCACCGCATCGGACGCGGCGTACAGTTCCCCGATGTTGATCCCTTGCAGGCCGAGCACCATCGCCGTGACATCCCAGTTGTCGATGTCCAGGGCCATCGTGCCACTGTAGGCGTGCGCCAGGCCGATGCCGTAGCCCAATGGCAGATCGCTCTGGGAGGTGAGTGCGTTGGGCTTGAGGTTCCAGCCTGCGGTGCGCGGTCCCTTGGTCCCTGATGGGATGGGCACCAGGCTCCAACCATGCCTGATGTACGCATCGACCGACGCCGGGTGCTGCTGCACCTGGTTGGGGACTGGGATCGCTTGTGCTGTCATGGAGACCTTGAAATGTTTGCGTGAACCTGTTGCACATCGTACAGCAACCGTGATACGATGGCAACCATCAAGCGAGGAATTCGATGCCACCCACCCCACAATTCGATACGCACATGACCGTCAGGGTCGCTGCGCGTGTCCGTTCCGCGTTCCACCGCAAGGCAGAAAGGTACGGGAGACCGTCCGATGTCTTGCGGGAACTCATCGAGGCGTTTCTTGATGATCGACTTGTAATCCAACCCAACCCACGTAAGGAATCACTGTATGTCCCTCGAACTCAAGATTGAAGCTCTCACCGCCGCCGTCATTGCTCTTACCGCGAGGATGGGTAGCGTACCAGCACCAGCAGCGGAGGCTGCGCCGTTCTGGCCAACGGTTGCGCAGGCAGTTGCGCAAGCGCCTGCACCCGTAGCGGCGCCAGCCATGCCGGCCCCTCCTACTTTTGCAGCTATCCCCGCTGCGGTCGCACCGGCCCCGGTGGTAGCTGCGCCAGCCGCTCCTGCTGTGGCATCCCCTTCTAGCGCCCCGTTCAGCGATGGCAAGGGCGTGATTGACTACGTCATGGCATCGTACAAGGCACTGGGTCCGCAGAAGGGTGCGCAGATCCAGGGTGTGCTGGTTGGTTTGGGGTACGCCAACATCAACGAGGTCAAGCCCGAGATGTACGGTGCCCTTTACGCTGGTGTGGAAGCACTCAAGGGTTGACCATGAGCACCCACGCGAACCTAAGCCCGTCTAAGCGGCATCGCTGGGGCTTGTGCCCCGGATCTATTCGGGAAGAAGCAAAGTACCCAGAAGATCGGTCTGGCCCAGCCGCTATCGATGGCACCCACACTCATACCCTGCTCGAGTTCTGCTTGAGCGGTCCATGGGAGCCTGAAGAACTGGTCGGTCAGACCATGCAGGATGACGATGGCAAGTTCCTTATCGACGATGAGCGTGCCCAGCGGGTCAAGATTGCCACTGATTACGTCAAGCAACGGGTTGCTGAACAACCAGGCTGTAAGGTCATCGCCGAGCATCGGGTTGACCCACAACGCTTGATTGCTCGGGATGACATGAGCGGCACCGTGGACATCCAGATCCACGGCACCGATGTGCTTGAGATCGTGGACTACAAGGATGGCATGGGCGCAGTGCAGGCCGAGGGCAACGCGCAGCTTGAACTCTACGCTGTCGGTGCCCTGGCTGATGTGGGCGAACCGTATCCGTGGAAACGGGTACGCATGACTATCATCCAGCCCAAGATGGCGCTGCGTGGACTGCCGGCGATCACATCGCACGAGGTTGACATCAGCGAGATCCTGGCTATAGTCGACCGCCTGGTCATCGAAGGCGCTGCTGTCGATGCACCGGACGCACCGCTGGTGCCGGGTGAGAGTCAATGTAAATTTTGCAAGGCGAAGGGCTCATGCGCCGCCCTTGCAAGTAACGTAATGAAGGAAATTGGAATCATGTTCCAGCCCACAGTACTCGATGTGGCGCAGCAAAGCGCCGACAAAGATCCGTCCATTATGGACGATGGCCAGATCTTGTCAATCATGGAGGCGGCACCACTCATGCGCCAACTGCTCGAGGGTGTTGAGAAGGAAGCGTTGCGACGATTGCAGTCTGGCCAGGCGATCACTGGCCTGAAGCTTGTCAACGGTCGAGGTTCTCGCGCCTGGGCGTTGCAGGACGATGAGATCGCCGAGAAGTTGATCAAGATGGGCATCCCCAAGGGCAGCGTCTACGAGACCAAACTCGTAAGCCCAGCCAAGGCTGAGAAGCTGACCTGGGAGAAGCGAGACGGCACCAAAGTACAACTGACCGAGCGCCAACTCAAGCGCATGGAGCAGGAGTACGTCGTCAAGATGGCCGGCAAGCTTGCCGTTGCAACTGAATCTGACAGCCGACCCGCTGTCGTAATGAACGCTGCGCCGTTGTTTAGCGCAGTCGAGGCAGCACCCGCTGCCGACGCCTTGCCCTCGTGGCTTTTGTAATCAAACTGGAGTAACTAAATGTCTGATGTTATTTTTCTCTCGAGTGTGCGCCTGTCGTTTCCCCACTTGGCCGAGCCGCAGCGCCAGATCAACGAGTTGACCGGCAAGGAACGGATCTCGTACAACTGCGAGTTCATCATGGCGCAGGATCACGCCGGGTTTGGGCAGTTCATGGCCAAGTACGGTGCGATGTCGTTGGAGAAGTGGAAGGAGCACGCCAACACCGTCATGCAGATGATCCAGGGTGACCGCAAGACCCGCTGCTACGGTCGCGGCGAGGAGAAGGTCAACAAGAAGACTTTCCAGCCCTACGATGGCTACGCTGGCAATGTGTTCATCACTGCTGGCCGGGACTCGCAGCCCCAGGTGATCCAGGCCGATGGCCAGGCAATCGATCCGACCAACTCGATGGCTTACCAGCAACTGGCTCGCAAGATGTACGGTGGTTGCCGCGTCAACGCCGCCGTCAAGCCCTGGCTGCAAGACAACAAGCATGGTCGTGGCATCCGCTGCGACTTGATTGCTGTTCAGTTCGCTGCTGATGACAAGCCATTCGGTGAGGGTGCTGTTGATGCGTCCAACTTGTTTGGCGCTGTGGCCGGTGCGCCTGCTGGCATGTTTTCCCCGACAGCCGCCATGCCTGCTGCTCCGTTTGCCGGCCTGCCGTCGTTCCTGACCGGGCAGTAAACCTTGGACTACGTCTTCGACATCGAGACCTACCCCAACGTGTTCACGTTGGCGGTGGAACATGCGGAGGCGCCGTTGCGCTGGTCCTATGAGATCAGCGACCAGCGCAACGACAGTCGCGAGATCGTTGAGTTCCTTGCGTACTTGAAGAGCACCAACAGTCGCATGATCGGATTCAACAACATCGGGTTTGACTACCCGGTGCTGCACATGCTGCTTCGCATGGGCACATCTAATGCGCAGACTTTGTACGCAAAGGCGATGGCCATCATTGGTGCGGACGATGAGTCCCGGTGGACTCACTACGTCAAGCCCAGCGAGTGGTTCGTGCAGCAGATTGACCTGTTCAAGATCCACCACTTCGACAACAAGGCCAGGTCCACCAGTCTGAAGATGCTCGAGTTCAACATGCGCTCGAGCAGCGTCGAGGAGTTGCCGTTCAAGGTCGGCACCATGCTGACGCCCGAGCAGATCAAGGTGCTCAAGCGGTACAACGCCTATGACGTTGACCAGACCAAAACGTTTTTGCGCAAGTCGACGGACATGATCAGTTTCCGCGAGGAGTTGACTGCCAAATACCAGCGCGACTTCATGAACCACAACGACACGAAGATCGGCAAGGACTTCTTTGTGATGAAGCTCGAGGAGGCCGGTGTGGACTGCTACGAGTTTGGGCCAGGCGGTCGCACACCCAGGCAGACCAAGCGCCCGGTGATCTCTCTGAAGGACGCCATCCTGCCGTGGATCACGTTCGAGAACCTTGAGTTCACCAAGGTGCTCAAGTGGCTCAAGGAGCAGGACATCACCGAGACCAAGGGTGTGTTCAAGAACTTGATTGCTTACGTCAAGGACTTTGAGTTTGTATTCGGACTGGGTGGCATCCACGGATCGATTGAGTCCGAGGTGGTTGAGTCCGATGATGAGTACGTCATCGTTGACTTGGATGTCACCTCGTACTACCCAAACCTTGCCATCACCAACGGGTTCTACCCGGCGCATCTGGGCAAGGAGTTTGTCTCTATTTACAGCAAGCTGTTCGAGCAGCGCAAGACCTACCCCAAGAAGTCGGCAGAGTCGGCCATGCTCAAGCTGGCGCTGAACGGGGTCTACGGCGACAGCAACAACAAGTTCAGCGTGTTCTACGATCCGCTGTTCACCATGAGCATCACGCTCAACGGTCAGTTGCTGCTGTGCATGTTGGCCGAGTCGCTGATGAAGATCCCCCTGCGCATCATCCAGGTGAACACCGATGGCCTGACCGTGAGGGTCAGACGGACTGACAAGCACCTTGTCGATGCCGCTCGCACAGCCTGGCAGCACAAGACCGGCCTGAACCTCGAGGAGGCGATCTACAAGACCATGATGGTGCGCGATGTGAACAACTACATCGCCCACTACGAGGACGGGTCTGTGAAGCGCAAGGGTTGCTACGAGTGGGAGATGGAGTGGCACCAGAACCACGGGGCACTGGTGGTTGCCAGGGTCACCGAGAAGGTGCTTACCGATGGCGTGTCCATCCGCAAGACGCTGCGTGAATGGCCAGACATCATGGACTTCATGCTTCGCACCAAGGTGCCTCGCAACAGCTACCTGTCCTGGGGCAACGAGAAGATGCAGAACATCACCCGGTACTACATCGCCAAGGGTGGCAAGCCTCTGATCAAGTGGATGCCACCACTCAAGGGCAACACCGAGTGGCGCCAGATCTCCATCGAGTCGGGCTGGAACGTGCAGCCCTGCAACGACATCAAGGATGCCGTGCTGCCGGTGGACTTCGAGTACTACATCAGAGAGATCGAGAAACTCACACTGGGGATTGCGTGATGCTTGAGAAACAAATTGAAGCCAAGGTCTGCGACTACGCTAAGGATCGCGGGTTGCTGGCCTACAAGTTCACCAGTCCGGCCCGAGCCGCTGTGCCTGACCGTCTGTTCGTGCTGCCCAACGGTCGCATGTTCTTCTGCGAGTTCAAGCGCAGCGGGCAGAAGCCTACACCGGCACAGGACCGCGAGCACACCAGGTTGCGCGGACACAAGGTCAATGTCTGGGTCATTGATGGGGTTAACGAGGGCTTGCGCATGATTGACGAGATGATGGAATATGCTAACCCCTGAGATTCTGTTCGACTACCAGAAGAAGGCGGTCAACTTCCAATGCGTTCACCCCCACTCGATGTTGTGGCTGGACATGGGTTTGGGCAAGACCGTCGTCACCTTGACTGCGATGGCGCACCTGATCCGTACCGCGTTCTTGCGCGGCGTGATCATCGTTGCACCCATCCGGGTCATCCGACTGGTCTGGCGCCAAGAGGCTGCGAAGTGGAACCACACCAGTCACCTGAAGTTCAGCATGGTCACAGGCACTAAGGATCAACGCACACGGGCGCTGCTGCGACCTGCTGATGTGTACCTGATTAACTACGAGAACCTGGGCTGGCTGGCTGAGACGCTTCAGACCTATTTCGTCAAGAAGGACCGTCTGCTGCCGTTCAACGGGATTGTCTGGGATGAGATCAGCAAGATGAAGAACAGCGCGACCAACCGGGTCAAGGCGTTCCGCAAGATCGCTGACAAGTTCGACTGGACTACTGGCCTGACCGGCACCCCTGCCAGCAACGGGTACAAGGATCTACATGGTCAGTTCCTGGTGGTCGACAGGGGCGAGCGGCTGGGCACATCGAAGACAGCGTTTCGCACCAGGTTCTATCGCAAGGTGGGACCGTACAAGGAACTGCCCTACGAGGACACCGAGGACACCATTAAGAAGTTGATTGGCGACATCACACTCGAGATGAGCGCAGAGGACTACAACCCGCTGCCAGACCTGATGATCAACAACCTCGACATCGAGATGCCCGAGGATCTGCGGGCCAAGTACGACAAATTGGAGCGAGAGTTCTTCTTGCAACTTGACAGCGGCAAAGAGGTCGAAGTGTTCAACCAAGCGGCGCTGACCAACAAGTGTTTGCAGTTTGCCAACGGTGCCATGTACCCGATTGCCGGGATGCCGTTGTGGGAGCCGATCCATGACCTGAAGCTCGAGGCACTCGAGGAGATCCTAGACGAGGCGCAAGGCTCGCCTGTCCTGTGCTCGTACGCCTACAGGTCAGACGCCCAGCGCATCATGGATCGGTTCAAGCACCTGGACCCCATCAACCTGACCGAGTGCAAGAGCGAGGCGTCGTTGGTCGATGCCATGCACCGCTGGAAGACTGGTGACTGCTCCCTGATGATTGGTCACCCGGCATCGATGGGGCACGGCATCGATGGTCTTCAGAGTACCGGGCACATCCTTGTTTGGTACGGGCTGAACTGGTCGCTGGATCTGTACGAGCAGTTCAACGCTCGAGTTCGCCGCCAGGGTCAGGGGGTGCCGGTGATCTGTCACCGCATCCTGATGCAAGACACACTCGACCAGGCACAAGCACAGGCTCTCGATATGAAGGCCACCACCCAGGCTGGACTGCGCAACGCGGTCAAGCAGTACAGACAATCAAAGGGAGTTTGAATGAGAAAACCGCCAAGCATAGGGTGGTGGCCCACCGGCGAGCACAAGGTGCGCTGGTGGAACGGCGAGTACTGGTCCTGGACTTGCCTGGACAGCGACAGCAAGCACCAGATACGTCATTACAGCGCCAAAGAGGCAACCCATGAAGTTGTGGTGTGGTATCCAAGGCCAGACAACTGGCCAGAGAGGAGCAAGACATGAAAGACAGAGAAGAGTACTTCTGTAAGGCTGCGGCCCGCCAGAGCCTGTTCTGCGCAGTGTGGATCGTCGCCCTAGTGGCGCTGATTGCGTGGTTGGCATGACGCACATCGGTTGGATGATCCTTGAGAGCAATGTTTGCATCTTGCTCACTCGGCGCCGCGAAGAGATGCAGTACTGGGTAGACCTCGGATGCGATGCGGTGCCGTTATATGCAGTGCCCCCGCTGTAACGCGCCAGCCGGCGTGCTTTCAACTCGGGCCGCGCCCGACAATTCAACCAGAAGGAGATACCAGTGTTACAACAACCACCGGTTCAGCACAACGGAACAACTCGCCGTTTCTGTAGATCGCTCGACGAAGCCTTCGGCGGCGACGGTTACGCCATCACCCACTACCGCAACAGATGGTCGTGGTTCAACCGAGCCGTTGCCTTCAGTGTCTGGGTACTGGCGCTGGCTTACGGGGTGACGCTATGGACCTGAAGAGCCAACTACTGCGTGAGGAGGGCGCCGAGCCCTGCGCCTATCAGGACTCGCTCGGGTACTGGACCATTGGCGTGGGCCGCTTGATTGACTCGCGCAAGGGTGGCGGGCTGTCGCCAGACGAGATCGACTTCTTGCTTGAGAACGACATCAAAGCCAAGACCCGCGAGGTACTGTTGGCGCTGCCGTGGATGCCCAGACTGTCCGAGCCGCGTCAGGCCGTGCTGATCGGCATGGCGTTTCAGATGGGGATGAAGGGTCTGCTCCAGTTCAAGCGGATGCTGGGCAGCATTGAAGATGGGCAATACGTCGAAGCGGCAGAAGAGATGGTCAAGAGCCGCTGGGCCATGCAGACGCCTAAGCGGGCGTACAGGATGGCGCAACAAATGGAGACAGGCGAATGGACCCCCTGACCGCAGGCGTCGAACTGGCGCAGACCGTCATCACCCGCATCTGGCCGGACAAGTCAGCAGCAGAGGCGGCGCAGCTTGCTGCTCAGGTCGCCATTGTCCAGGGCCAGCTCGATGTGAACAAGGCCGAGGCGTCGAGCCCCAGCGCCTTCACCAGCGGCTGGCGCCCAGCCATCGGCTGGGTCTGCGCGTCGGCGCTGGCCTGTCAATACATCGCCAGACCGCTAGTCCAGTGGGCCGGCATTGTGCTGGACCATCCGCTGCCTGCGCTGCCTGGCATCGACGATAACCTCTGGGAGCTCATGCTCGGCATGCTCGGGCTTGGTGGGTTGCGTTCGCTGGAAAAAATTAAGGGAGTTGCGTCGTGACCGATGAACGCATTGCGGAACTGATGGGGTGGCGTTGGCCAACTAGCCTCCACCCCGACGACATGCTTGCGAAGGTGCGGGAAGTTGTACGCGAAGCTGTACGCACTGATGCATTTGCAGACCGATGCAAGCTAGCAACGGACTGCCTGCCCCAGTCACCCTACCGGGTGATGCTGGAGAACCTGCATCAAGAGATGTTGGGCATTAAGCAGAGGATTGAGCCATGAACGAACGAATTAGAAAACTAATGGACGGCTGCTTCGACATTACCGTTGACTCTCGCGGAAGGGAGGAATGCACTGCCGACTACGCCAACGTGCAGAAGTTCGCCAAACTTATTGTCCGGGAGTGCGCCGAGTTGAGCGTCAACTACGGGGGAAACGTCAAACTCTTAATCTGTAACCACTTTGGGCTTGAGCCATGAACGACGAGCGCTGCGGGGAAACGTGCAAGAGGGCCCAGCTCTGCTATGCCTGTTCAAAAGAATTGGGGGGGATAGCCCGAGGAGACGTTTTGCGCTGCATTGAAACCGACGAATTGTGCACTGTAGAGGCTACATCCACATCTGGCAAAACGCTGGTTAAGTGGGGAAATGACGATTTTGGCACGTACACGGCAGAGCAGATTGGGGAGTTGTTTTGGATTGAACCCGGTGGTTGAACCCGTGGCGTGGATGGTGTACACAGAAGACGGTAAGTCTGTGTATGTAACCGATAACCCAACCGACATCCAGCAAGGCCAACGAGCTTTGCCGCTTTATACGAAGCTTGAGTGGCAGGGGTTGACGAAAGCTGATGTAAATAAACTCACAAGATTCGTAATTGCGTTCAAGAGTGAGGTTGTGGAGTTTATTAGGGCAGCAGAAGCAAAGCTAAAGGAAAAAAATGACTGAGACCGAAAGAAAGCTAGACCTACTGCTAGGCGATGCCCTAGCGGAGAACGAGCGCCTCAAATACGAAGTCAAACGCCAAGAGATCGTCATCGCGCAGTTGCTACTGGCGATGCACGAAGGCGGAACCTTGAGGGTACGCGATGCGCAGCACAACGGGAAACCAAATGAATGAAATAATGCACGGCGTAACGGAGTACGCAGAAGGGCTTGACGTAAGACTTCAGTTGGAAGACAACGGGCGCCTAATAATATCCGCGAAGAACGAAGGCGGTTATAACGGCACCTCAATTGATTTGCGGCAGTTGTTGGCTTGGTTGAGGGCTAACCGGCCTGACTTGTTTGGGGCTGAATTGTGATGCATCCTGACACCGAGTTGCTGATGCACTTAGCATCCAACATAGTGCGCGAGTACCCCAACGGCGTCAGCACAGTTGACATGCACCTGCGCATGGCGATCTCGCTGGACAAGGCCCGCAAGATTTTGTGCTTCGCCCGCAAGGCTCGCCTGCTGGGCGTGGCCGGTAGTGGCGTCACTGCTCGATGGGCGTCACCTGAGCGGGCGGCAGAGCTAGACGCTGGGCGCTGGACGAAGCGCAAGTTGCAACACAAGGCGTGCAGGGACCGAAAAACAGCAAGGATCGCTGCCCGTCAGGCCGCATCGGAACTGGCGCCAAGGCGGGTAGCCAAACCGTTCAGGATCAACGCACCGAATTCAGTATGGCAACTAGCGGAGTTCTCATGCGACCAACTAAAGCGGCGATAGACGCCATAAGGGACGCCTACATGGCCGACGTTCTGACGATCAGAGCGCACATCCTGGCGCTCAATGATCCGCACCTAGAGGACGCCTGGGCCGGCATCGAGACGTTTGCTGCCGTGGCGCTGCGGGTGATGGCGAAGACCAACCCGTCGAAGCTCAAAAGCGAGATGGTGACTGTGGGGATTTCGGCGCTGCTATGACCTGTCGACCTTGCCGTCGAGCTTGTCAAAGATGCGCCCCAGCAGGTCGCGGATCTCTTTAAGGTCTGACCTGTAGTCGTCCCGCGTCACATAGGTCTTGGGTAACTCGACCGACAGGCGGGTCAGGTCAGACTGGAGCAACTTGACGGAAGTCCACAATTCTCTTGCAAACCAACCGGTGACGGCGCAAGCGGTAGCTAGGCCAACGTCAATCAAGTGCTGAGAATCCATCAGAGCATCCTTGCAAGTAGAGGCACCGCCCCGCCGGCGCAGGTTGCTAGGGCATCAAGCCATTCTACTCCGTGTGTGGGCCTCTCTGACCGTTGGTTAGATAGCCAATCGAGCGCTTCCTTGCCCACTGCGGCCAGCACCACGAGGCCATAGGCTGCGTCAGGGCGGCGCAGGATGGCCAGCGCCAGCAGGAAGATCAGCGCGCCATAGAAGAAGTGGTTGGCCTTATCTTGCGGGAGCGAGGGCATTGTTGTTCTCTGTGTTGGCAAGAATGCCGCCTGCGGTTGCAGGGCGTGCCACTCGATCTAATAGCGCGTTGGTTGCTTCTCGCTTTGTGCGGGTGGCTTGTGCTTTGGCAACTGCTTCTGCGGCGCCGCTAGAAGAGGACAACTCGTTGGCAATCTGTATTGCCAGCTTTTTGTCTATGCGGCCTTCAAGACGCCCTATCACTAGGTTGACAAACGACATGACGCGGTTCAACGGAAGCAAGCGCGGCGTCACTTCTGCTTTGAACAACCGCGCTGCTGTCGTACCCGCTTTACTGCCTTGAGTTGCAAGTTCTTCAAACTTTGCTCCTGTTGCCAGTTCCGCTTGAATCTTTGCCACAACAGCGCGGATTTCCGGCAATCCTTGCGTAAGGTTGTCAAGGTTCTGGGCCGCAGCCATAGCGTTGGTTGGCAACTTGCGCCCTGTTTCTTCTACCAACTTCAACGTTTCGGCAGCGTCCTTCATGGCGGCAAACGTCTTTGCAGCGGTTTCCGGCTCACTTGCCTTGAGCACCCGCATGATGCCGGCCTCGTTGGTGGTGAGGTGGTCCAGTATCTTGGCACCATCTTTTAGCGCCGCCGCGTCTTGCATGACGCCCCGCGCCAGTGCAGACTTGGCCGGCGCGTCCATGCGCCTCAGCGCCATGTCAGCCGTCATCGGGTCGGTCACTACCTTCTGGCGCAGGTCTTTGACGTACTTGAAATTCAAAGTGTCTGAGGCAAGTTGCAACGCTTTGTTTTCTTCAGCAAACTGCGCTATGACCGACGGCTTGATGTTGGCTTCTTGCGCTGCCAATGCTTCGGTTGCGGGTGTGAACTCGGCCTTTACTTTGCTGGGGATGGCCTTCGTTGTGTCTTTGACGCCTTCTGCTGCAACTTTCAATTCTTGCGCCTGGCTAGCAACGCGCTCAAGATCGGCGCGAAGCCCCATTCCGGCTTTGTCGTATACGTCAATAATTTCTTTGTGCGTTCCCAACCATTTCGCCGCTGTGTCTTCGGACACTTTTTTGCCCGCGCCTGTAACTTCGACGGCGTCCCTGCGGAACTGATCCAAGATGCCGTTTTTGAGAACCTGCATTGACGCCGGATCGCGAGCAAACGTTTTGGCAAAATTCTGTGCTTCTTGAATGTCTTTGAGGGCCGCGCCCACCACTTTTTCAGGCGGCAGTCGAGGTTGCCCCAAATTAGTGGATCGTTCTGTCATAGAGAGTTGACCCGTGTAGAACGGGCTTACAACTTCAGTGGCATGAAGTTGCTTTGCGGCAGCATAGGCAGTTACGGCTTCTGCGGGAGCGCCGCGTGCGATGGCCGCGTTCAACTCTTTGCGGATTGCATCAATGTTGTTGCGCAATGCCGTTGCTGCTTGGTCGCTGGGCAGCGCACTTGCCAGTTTTCCGTACGCTGCCGACAGCGCCCGATTGACCGTGGCGGCATCTTCCAGCGTTGCCATAGCAGGCGGCGTTACCGTTGGCCCTCTGACACCAAACATCCCAGCGGCAGGCGCAGACGGGGTAACAGGTTGAAATAGCCGCTGAATGCGGCTCAGTTCGCTTGGCACCGTGTTTGGCGCCAGCACCGACAACAGGTCTTGTCCAATCGCCTTGGCCTTGTCGACAACACTCTGGATGTTAAACGGTTCAGGCGCAAGCTCAAACGCTTTCTTGTACGCCGGCCCGGTGACTTTGGTCTGGGTTTCCTTCAGCAACGCTTCTTTGGCTAGTCCAAGCACCGCGCCTGTCTGAGTTGGGTCAGTGTCAGGCAAAGTTTGAAGCAGAGCGGCGCGTTGCTGCGCTAGGCTGGCTTCTGCGGCTTGCTGTTCTGCCGTCAGCACGCCGGTACGGGTGGCCTGCTGTTCTGCCAGTCTGGCAGCAGCGGCGTCTGCCTGCGCGGTCAACGCGGCAGTCTGAGTTGCTTCTCTTGCCCGCAAGGCGGCTTCTTCACCGGCCAAGGCGCCCGATACGGCTGTGCGTGGGGTCGAGGGGCGACCTGTAGCCGCAGGCAATGATTCCTGAATCAGTTTGTTTGAAGCAATTTCGGCACCGGCCAATTGATTGGCTTGCTGTGCTTTAAGCGCGTCTCTAAGCGCGTTGACCATGCGCTGCGACTCAGAAGACTTATTGACGGCGGTGCTGAAAAACGAGGCAAGGCCTGGCGTGCCGGTGATGACAGCGGCTTCTTGTATGGTTTTGCCCTGCTTGAGCAAGTCCATGACTTCGCCCATCAGCACCGGGTTGTTGTCAAGTGCTGCTGCAAGACCCTTGTATTTGAGTTGTCCCGGCCCAGCGGCAAGGCTTTTACCTACTCCAATGGCCCCCTTAACAAACGGCACTACTGCGGCGGGAATTGCTGCGCCAATAGCAGCACCCATGCCAATGTCGTCTGGGTTTATTAGACCAGCCGAAATAGCGCCGGGGACAGCACCGCCAATTGCGCGGGCGCCTAAGTTTGCGGCGCCGGTTACGCCTGTCTGCCCAAAGCCAGACGTTCTTAGGGCAGTGGCGACTGGCGTCAAGACATTAGCCAATGCCGGCGCCTTAGTTGCAAGTGCTGTAAGCGGAGCGGCTACAAGCCCACCGACAGGCGCAGTCACAGCCATCTGGGTGCCCAGTCGGGCGCTGCTGGCAAGCGGCGACTGGCCGTACCGCTGCTCGTACTCGGCTTTTGCTTTTGCCTCTGCCGCTTCTGCCGGAGCGCCACCGACTGCGGACAACAATGTGTCGGTGATGTCGCGAGCGCCTCGGTTTACACCGGCCAGTAGATGTGCCGGAATGGACCGCTTCATGCCTTCGACGATCTGACCCATTCGCGACGGCGGCGTTGCCGCAGGCGCTTGCGGCGCACCAGCGGTCGGAATCTCACTTGGCGCAGCGCCGCGAGTCGGTTCTGGTTGGCCGGAAGCCTTAGCTTCCAACTCTGCCATGCGGCGCAGCGCTGCCAATTCTTCGCGTGGGTCCATAATTATTTACCGCCAAATCTTTTGCGAAGCTGATCGAGTTCGGTTTGTTCTGCGGGCGATAGCGCGTTTTGCCCCGCAGCAGGTCTAGCTTGGCTTGGCGGCGCCCCGCCTGTCTTATAATCATAAGTCATGTCGTATGCGTCTCGCATACGTTGTTTGGATACGCGAGCTACATTGGCGGCGTCTGACAAAGCTCTTTTTAAGTCGCCCGTGTCTTGCGTGCGGTTAATTGGCGCAAACGCATCGCGCAAATATTGACCTTCTTGGTTAGACACGTTGCCTAGCGCCCCGCCAGTTGGCGAAGCCGCACGCATAGATTGCAATTCTGCAAAACCACCACGCGCCACAATACTGTCGTACAACGCTTGGGCCGCACGGGCTTCTTTTGTGACCGCAGGTGTGCGGCCATAGATAAGACCAGAAATACCGGACAACCCTGGATGGTTTGCCAATTTTTCTAGGTCAATTACCAATGAATCAGTTTTTGACTCAAACGTTTTAAGCGCCGAAGTGGCTTGAGGATATTTGGCTTCGCGTTGCTGGATTTCTTTTGGAGCCAATCCTTCTTGCGCAGATGCAGGCGTCATCCCTTCCGCAATTGCGCGTTCGCGGCTGACAAGAATTGGCTTACCTGTAGCGGGATCGACTACCGGCACTGGGGCTGATTCAGCGCGAGGCTGCGCTGGTGCGCGGGCAGCCGCAGCCATACGGAGTCTTTGTGCTTCTACGTCCGGCGGGAGTAGGCGGTCTACCGGTTCTGGGCGTTTAGCAAGCTCCATGCGAATTCGTTGCGCTTCTACGTCCGGCGGGAGTAGGGCGTCTTTTGGCGTCATTTGCGCCAACGCTCTACCTCGTTCGCGCATGCCCGCGCTTGGGCTGACAAGCATGTTTCGTATCTGATCGGGCGTAAAATTTTGATCTGTTGCGCCTGCCCCCAGCCTTGCGGATTCCGTGCTGTACACATCTTCTTCATCTAGCGCACGAAGACCTTTGGTAGCTAGTTCTACTACGCTGCCTTCTTTGTTCATCAACCCGAATTGCAGCATACTGGACAGCGTAGGGCGATCCAATTTGTGCCCGCCTTCGCTCATTTTTGCGCCAAGTCCAGTTAAGAACGCTTGCCTTTGCGCGGCGTTTTCTGTTGCGGCGCGGCGTTGGTCAGCCAATGCAGACCGTTCTTCTCGCAAACCGAGAGCATTCTCGGACTGCATTTGCATCTGCTGCCTAGCTAGCTGATTTTGCAACGCTTGTTGCTGGCCTTGCGCGTATCGCTCTCCAAAACTTGGCTGCGACGTAAGCGGGGAGAAATCAAGAGCGGCCATAATCGATCCTTAGTAGTAAAAGCCTTCAGCAGGCACTCCACCATACATGCCTGCTTGACTTGAACCGCTACCAAACATGTTGTTAAAATTTGGCGGGTTTCGTCCAAACTGCGCGCCAATATCCCCGATTGCTTTACCGTACGCTGAACTACCAGCAAGGGTAGCGCCGCCAGTATTGACGCCCATCTGACTTAGCATATTGCTTGCGTTGGCGCCGTACTGGCCTGCTTGGCCAGCTTGCCCAACCGCTGCCGCCTGACCGGACGACATCAGGCTACCCAACGGTGCCAGTTGGTTCTGGCGGTTGGTCTGGTAGCGGTTGAAAGCGTTGCCGTACTCTTGCGAGGCAAGACCTTGCGCGTAGTTTTGCATCCCCATCATCGTACGGCCACCACCAGCGCCGCCTTGGGCGCGGGCCTGGCTACCCAACTGCTTCAGTCCCTCGCTCAACCGGAAGGCATAGCCGGGGTCTTGTTGGTAGTCCTGCATGCTGAAGTCTTTGGCGTACCTGCCATACCCCGCTGCACCAGTGTCGCCGCCTAGCCCTAACATCTCCATCAGCCGGTTCTGACCCGTCAGGCCGGCCTGGCGATACGGTTCTGAGAGACGCTTCTGTTCGTCGAACATCTCCCGCTGAAGATCAAGCCCTCTTTGGTTCTGAGCGTTGGCTTGAGCAGCGGCATCGGACGCGGCGTCGGAAGACATCTTGCCGCCGATGAGGCTGGCAGCAGCGGGGATAAGGAAGGCGAAAGGCACGTTAATGCTCCTCTATCAAGACTTCATCGACAGATTCGATGTCGGTGCAATCGGTGGCGTGGATGCAGTACCACATCACGTCTGTAATGGCGCGGATGCTATGCACCTTTCCCGCCTCAATTGTCAAGCACGCAGGAGCGTGAACAACCGATACTTTATCATCAACCAGCAGTTCAACCGACCCGGTAGCCAAGATGGACAGGTGGTCAAATTTGTGCTTGTGCTGCACACACAAGTAGCCCGCAGGAATGCGCGCCTCCTTGGCGTACACACCTGAACTGAAGTGGTGATGGATCAGCATTTCCACTTCTTCAACGCCAGCGCCTTGCGGGTAGGCTCGCCCTTGGCGTCCTTCATCGGACCCTGCACGCCGCCCATCCGGGCGCAGAACGAGTCCTTGCGTGCCCCGCCCTCGGGCTGTGGCGGCTTCAACCCAGGCTTGCCGGGGTTGGCCTTGTTGTACGAGGCTCGACCCTTGGCGTTCAAGCCGCCCTCGGGGTTCTTTCCTTCGGCTCTTTGCCAGGCTGGAGTTTTCATGCCGCTGCAATCGTGGTGACGGTGCCCGATGAGCCCCGGTATTTGAGAGCGCCGGCCTCGACGTAGAGTTGGCCCATGCCTGCTGGGGAGGTTGTCGGCGCGGTGCCGTTGCCAATGCCGATGACTTTTTCAGCATTGGTGCCCCAAACAGCAGGCTGTCCGTTGTTGAAGCCGATGTTGCCGGTGCTGCTGATCTGCATCCTAGCCACTGGCGGCAGGGTGCTGTTGTTGGTGCCGGTAGCAAACGAGAAGGCTGTAGGGACAGTTCCCGCAGACACCGCACCGTCAACATACACCGACATGTTGGCTAGGAATTGATTGCTTGTGCCATCTGCGCCGCCAAACAACCACGCGCCAAGCGAGTCGTTTTGCTGCACCGCAGTGGTGGACGTAGCCGTTGTGCCGCGAGTCTTAAGAATATATACGGCAGCGCTGGCAGCGGTGTCGGAATAGCCTCGTTGTATTATGCTGGGTGCAAACGTAGTAGCAGCCCCAAACACTTGAACGCCAAATGCACTTGCGCTAGACGTAGGCCCACCCACCAGAACTTTGGTCGGAATGGCAACAGTGCCAGTAAGCGAAGGAGACTCTGAGAACACAAGATTGGTACTTGTGGTGCCCGTTGCGCCCGCCGCCGTGTAGCCTGTGATGTTGTTGAACGATGCAATGCTGGCCGTGATAGCGTTCGTACCGCCGTTGGCCACCGGGATCGCCGTGCCAGAGTAGGCAAGGGCAAGCGTTCCAGCAGTAGTGATTGGCGACCCGGTGACGCTTAGAAACGCCGGTACGGTAGCTGCTACGCTGGTGACCGTGCCAGTCCCGGTTACCGTTGCCCAAGTCGGGGCGCTTGCGCCGTTCGATTGCAGAACTTGGCCCGAGGTGCCGACAGCAGAGAATGCGTAGGCTGTGCCGGTGCCATAAGGCACAGCGCCCGCCGTAGGCGTTGCGGTGGCGTTCGTGCCGCCATTGGCAACTGCCAAGGTGCCAGCAAGCGTAACGGCGCCAGCGGTAGCGGTCGCCGGGGTCAGGCCGGTAGTGCCGCCAGATACGGTGGTCTGCGTGGCGGTAACCGTTGACTGCTTGGTGACGCCGCCCTGCACCACTGCGACAAGCTCAGTGCCAGTAATTGCACCAGCAGCAGGAAGATTTGATATTTTGACGCCGGCCATGTTGGCTCCTTATGCTGCGAAGTATTGACCAGTGATGACAACGTCGGCGCTCGCCGCCCAGGTCGGCACATAGATGACGTTG